TAAAATTAAACAAAGCCATGAAAGTAACGTTTACAGATAGTTTTTCTAAGTCAATAAAAAGGGTAATGTGGCATGAAAGTAAACTCTATAAGACATATTCTCTTTTTAGATACGATATTCCGCGATTTTTTCATAATTTATGGTTATTCCGTAAAAATCTTTGGAATCATACGTGGTATAACGGTGACGGTTCTGTTTTGCCATGGGTAAAGACCGCTGTTGATGACATGTCTTGGAGAATTGAAAAATACGGACTTGAGATTGACGAAAGTCGCATGAAGAAGGTTGTAAAAATGAAGCGTCTTTCATATCTTATTGATATTTGTGTGAATGACAAGTATCTTGAGGTTGCAGAACAAGAATTGGGTATGAAATTAATACTTCACGAATGGGAATTTGAACCCGTAGACGAAAACAAAGAGTTATTTCAACTAAAAGATAAAGATACTCCTGAGGAAAAAGAACATAATCGTAAAATCTTCAAAAGGTCTCACGAAATTCAGAAGGAATATTGGGAAGAACTTTGTCAAATCATTAAAGGTCCTGATTATGACGCTATTAGAGCATCTGAGGAGGACTTTGATAAACTATATGACGGCTCTGATTTGAGAGCATGGTGGGATTAAAAAAATAAATTTATTATGGAATGGTATATTGTTAGAGCTCAGGCAAATAGAGAAAGAAAAGTTTCTGAGCGAATTATTAAAGAGGGTGAGAAAGGAGAATTAACAGGTGTAATAGGTAGAGTTGTTGTACCCACTGAAAAAGTATTTTTAACTAAAGATGGTAAAAAAACACAGAGAGAAAAAGTTTTATTTCCTGGTTACGTTTTTGTTGAGACATCCGCGATTGGTGAATTGAAACAAGTTGTTAAAAAAATACAGGGTGCGACAGGTTTACTGTCTGATAGAGCTGGAAATATACAAGTGGTTCCTGAAGCTGAAGTCAACCGAATGATAGGTATTCATGAAGAAAATAAAACTAAATCTTTTAGCGATATCTACAGTATTGGTGATGAAGTAATCATAACTGACGGACCTTTTACATCATTCAAAGGAAATATTGAAAATATTGATAAAGAAAAGGGTAAAGTTAAAGTAAATGTCCTTATCTTTGGCAGACCAACAATAGTTGAATTAGAAGATACACAAGTAAAAAAATGAAAATAACATTTATTTCAGACACTCACAATAAACACAAATCAATAACAGGTGATTTACTTGGTGGTGATTTGTTAATTCATGCTGGAGACATCTCAAGTATGGGATATAAGCATGAAATCCAAGAATTTTGCAAATGGTTTAATTCATTGGATAACTATGATACCAAAGTATTCATTGCTGGTAACCATGATTGGGGGTTTCAAGACAGTCCAAAACAAAGTAAAGAAATTATTGATTCTTATAAACGGATTGACTATCTCCAAGACGAAGAGTTAGGATTTCAAATCGGAGAAGGTCCTATGGTTAAAATTTACGGTAGTCCATGGCAACCTGAATTTTATAATTGGGCATTTAACCTACCAAGAAATGGTTGGGAACTTGAGCAAAAATGGAATGACATTCCTGAAGATACTGACATCTTAATAACTCATGGTCCGGCTCAAGGATATGTTGACACATCAGGACCACCTTGGAATGAACCTTTGCTAGGTTGTGAATTGTTGATTGAAAGAATCAAAAAAATTAAACCTAAGATTCATGTTTGTGGACACATTCACGGTGGATATGGTTATATGTTTAATGGGGATACTCACTTCATAAACGCTTCAGCATTAAATGAAAAGTATGACTATGTTAACAAACCATTAACGGTAGAATGGGACCCTATGACAAATAAACTTGATTTTTTATAAAAAACTGACATTATGTCAGTTTTTTTGATTTGGTACGGATTTTAATAATTTGGCACACGGAACTTGATTCCATAAAATAAAAAACATATAATTAACAAAAAACAAAAAACTATATGGGTAAAATTATAGGTATTGATTTAGGAACAACAAATTCTTGCGTAGCAGTAATGGAAAACGGAGAACCTGTTGTGATTACAAACAGTGAAGGAAAAAGAACCACCCCTTCTATTGTTGGATTTTCAAATGGTGGAGAAAGAAAGATTGGTGACCCGGCAAAAAGACAATCGGTGACTAATCCTGATAAAACCGTTTATTCTATTAAACGTTTTATGGGAGCTAGTTTTGACGAAACAAAAAATGAATCAAAAAGAGTTCCTTATAAAGTGGTTAAAGGAGACGGTAATACCCCAAGAGTTGAGATTGACAATAGAAAATACTCACCTCAGGAAATTTCCGCAATGGTTTTACAGAAAATGAAACAAACCGCTGAGGATTATCTTGGACAAGAAGTCACTGAAGCGGTAATTACAGTTCCTGCATATTTTAATGATGCTCAGAGACAGGCAACAAAAGAAGCTGGTGAAATTGCGGGTTTAACAGTTCGTCGTATTATAAATGAACCAACCGCGGCGGCATTGGCTTATGGTCTTGATAAACAATCTAAAGACATGAAGATTGTGGTATTTGACTGTGGTGGTGGAACACACGATGTTTCAGTACTAGAGTTGGGAGATGGTGTCTTTGAAGTATTATCTACTGATGGTGATACTCATTTGGGTGGTGATGATTTTGACCAATCAATTATTGATTGGTTAGTTAAAGAATTTAAAGACGAGAACGGACTTGATTTGTCTAAAGACCCTATGGCGTTACAAAGACTTCGTGAAGGTGCTGAAAAGGCGAAAATAGAACTATCGTCATCACCATCGACTGAAATTAATCTTCCTTACATTATGCCGGTTGACGGAGTTCCAAAACACTTGGTTAGAACGCTAACAAAGGCTAAATTTGAACAGTTGGTTGATAACCTAATCCAAAGAACCATTAAACCTTGTGAATCGGCATTGAAAAATGCGGGATTGAAACCCTCAGACATCAATGAAATTATTTTAGTTGGTGGGTCAACTCGTATTCCGGCAGTTCAAGAGGCGGTTAAAAAATTCTTCGGAAAAGAACCGTCAAAAGGAGTTAACCCCGATGAAGTTGTTGCCTTAGGAGCGGCAATACAAGGAGGAGTGTTAGCAGGTGATTCAACGGTTAAAGATGTACTTCTATTGGATGTCACACCATTGTCATTAGGTATTGAGACTATGGGTGGAGTCTTTACCAAATTGATTGAATCAAACACAACCATCCCAACCAAAAAATCACAGGTATTCTCAACAGCGGCTGATAATCAACCGTCAGTTGAAATACACGTATTACAGGGGGAAAGACCAATGGCAAAAGACAACAGAACCATAGGTCGTTTTCACCTTGACGGAATCCCACCATCAATGAGAGGGGTCCCGCAAATTGAAGTTACTTTTGACATTGATGCGAATGGTATTATCAATGTGTCAGCATTAGATAAGGCAACTAATAAACAACAATCAATTCGTATTGAATCCTCTTCTGGATTATCAAAAGAAGAAATTGAACGTATGAAAAAAGACGCTGAATTAAATGCAGAACAAGACAGAAAGGTAAAAGAAGAAGCTGATGTTATTAACCAAGCAGATTCTATGATTTTCCAAACTGAAAAATCAATGAAAGACTTGGAAGACAAACTAACTGAGGACGATAAAAATGAAATCACGACAGCTCTTGATTCACTAAAAGAATCACACAAATCAAAAGACGTTGAAAAAATCAAATCGTCAATGGATAAAGTTAACGAAACTTTCCAAAAAATAACTCAAAATTTGTATAATCAGACCACAGAAAATGGTGGACAGGATTATGAAGTTTCCGATGTTGATTTTGAAGAGGTAAAACAAAATTAAAAAAGTTATGAAAAATCCCACGATTGTGGGATTTTTTGTTTATCTTTGTATTATGACTTTTTTGATGCTGTGTTTGATTAATACATTCAGTAGGAGATTTTTCCAATATCACCGAGGAGAAACCGAGTACGTCTCTTTTGTTGGGGAGGTAAAACAACTATTTGTTTGTTTTTTGTATAGTATACCAACGGTTTTGATTATAACATTAATTATAAATTTAATAACATAATATGAAACAAGGAAAATACCAAGTAATTTATGAAGATGATTTAAGTAAGTCAATTTGGACTTATGATACTGAGAAATTTAAAAATGGACCAATTTCAGTTGAGGTATTTGACAAAACTGAAGAACCGGTCAAAAAGAAACGAAAAAAATGAAATCATTATTTTTGGACCACGATGGGGTTATTTGTTTATCAAATAATTGGGGGTCAAGATGGAAAAAACAAAGGGAGGTTAGAAAAAAATTAACCGAGGATGAAAGGTCCTTACCTGTTCATGTCAGATTTGATAATATTGACGGAAAGGCAATTAAAGTTTTAAATGAGATTATTGAAAAAACTAATGCCGAGATTGTGGTGACATCTGATTGGAGAAATTGGTGTACGGTTGATGAAATGGGTGAATACTACGAAAGTCAGGGTATTATAAAAAAACCTATCAGTTTTACAAAATTTATACAGGACTGTGATTATGAAGAAGATTTTCCTTGGTCAAGAGAATGGGATTTAGAACAGACCAGGTCTATTGAAATTAAACAATACCTCAGAGAACATCCTGAGATAACTCATTGGGTCGCGGTTGACGACTTAAATATGGGTAAAAAAATAATGAGTTACGGTATGGAATATGTTCGTGATTGGGCTTTGGATAATTTTGTACTTACCCGTTACAAGAGAGAAGGTATTAAACAATGTGGTATTAAAGAAAAGATAATCTCCCATCTAAAATAAAAAACCCCGATTAAGGGGGTTTTTTTATTCTTCAGAATCTTCTTCTTTTTTCTTACCTCTACGAGCGGTAAGTTTATCAACACTTGCTAAACCTAAAGTTCCAAATGCTAATAACGCAACAGCATCAACTAAATATCTGGCAGGTGCTACATCAACCGATGAAAAACTATTATGGTACATTGTTATACATAATGCAACCGCACATCCCATACCTACAATCCTCTTAGATGATGGGTTTCCCTTTTCGTCGTTGAAAACTCCCTTCAACCACATAAAAGTTTCTTTGATAAAATTTAAAATTGTTTTCATAATTCCTGTTTTTTCATTATCTACCTTGTCCTCTGTAGGCTTTTGGTTTTCGTTCTTTTGGTCCATATTTTCTTTTTGGTTTACCCTCTTTTTTTTTTCCAAAGGTCTCTTTTGAGCCTTGAGCACTTGTTTTAGCCATAATTCTTTACTTTATTTTATTTTTATTTATATTGTTCAATTATAAATATCATAAAAACAAAAAAGGGGACAGTAGCGAACTTCCCCTTTTCCTGTTACCATAACTGATAACGGTCCTAAAAGTCCTCATATAGAGGGTTATTTTTCCTTAATAAGATTTATACATCTTTTAAGATATTCTTTTGCTCTCGGTGATGGTGTATATTCATCATCTTTAGATTGTAGCGCTAATACCCTCTCAATGTCTTTAACCAATTCAGTACCGTGCTCATTTTCTTTATAAAGTTCAATTACTTTATCCATAGCACGATGACATTCACCAGAAGTTTCATCAAAATAATTTTTGTTTCTAAATTTGTTTAAATGATTCATCATTTCATAGGACAAGTGAGACCCACCGTCTGAAACGTCTTTAAACAGTCTTAAATTATTTAAAATACCTATAGTATCAACCATTGAGTTAACTCCACCACCTCTTTTCATAACACTCGGAGTGTAATGTATAAAGTCATCTGCTTTACCGACAATTTCATCCAACGGTATAGTGTTATTACTTAGACACATTGGTTTTCTTTCTTTTGAGTCAATCTCAGTTTCCTCAAGAATTCTTTTTCTAATAATTTCTCTGAGTTTTGATTCGTTTATTTTTTTCATATTGAGATTCTTTTTCTTCAATAAATATACACTCAAATAAAATTATTTCTATTCTATAGTATTTATATGATATTTGGTGACAACCATAAAATTTAATTTTTACAACATGGAAGATGGAGATAGTAAAAAAGACTTGGAGGAAAATTTTCTTGGAAAACGTATATGTAAAGCTACTTATGATGGGGATGTTCTTCAACCCATTTGGGTTCGATATAATACAATACTATCTTATGTCACTAACAGGGAGTTTGTGGAGCGCAAACTTGGTTTTATACTCACTGTCGGGACTTTGTTTTGGGTCTGCTTTATTGTTGAGAAAATTCTCTAAGTTGTAAAATATTTATTATAAAATCAAGATATGTCAAAAAAAATAGAAACTTTAGTTAATAAAATACTTAGTGAGGTTAAAAATCCTCCGATGAAACTTACTGAAGATGTTACAGTTTCTAAAGAATTGAAATATCATTTAGATAATAATCTACCTTTGTGTGAAAATGTGTTTAGAATCTATTCGGATAAATATTTTTCATTAATTAATGAAGTTAGGTGGTTATATGATAATAATAAAATCAGATTAAATGAGGACGATATTTGGATTGTAGAATCTGATTTGGGTAAAAAAGTACTTCTTGAAAATGACCAAGAGGTGTACTTAGATGCTCCGATATATGAGGATGACCTTTGGGAGATAGTTACCGAAGCAAAACATCGTGGTAAAAATGTAAAGTTAAATAGTCCATTTAGAACACCTGGTGGTCCTAAAAAGTTTGCGGTATATGTAAAAACACCTGGTGGTAATATTAAAAAGGTTACATTTGGAGACCCTAATCTTCGTGTTAAAAATGCCAATAAAGGGGCTGCAAAATCTTTTAGAGCCAGACACAAATGTGACCAAAAGAAAGATAGAACCAAAGCAGGGTATTGGTCATGTAATGTCTCAAGATACCGTAAGAAATTAGGTTTAAAATCATCAAGAAGTTGGTAATGAAATACGAAGGATTACCATTCAAAAATGAAACCATAAAGGACGGGGTAGTTAGGACATTTTCAGAATCAATTGACGACCACGAATTAAAGTGGCATGTAGACGAAGAAGATAGAATCGTTAAGAGTTTACATGAAACAAACTGGATGATTCAGTTAGATAATGAGTTACCAATTTTATTAGAAAAAGGTAAAGAGATTTTTATACCCAAAGGATTATATCACAGAGTAATAAAAGGAAATGGAGACCTTAAAGTCTCCATTAAATTCATTTAATTATTTATCAAATCTTTTTAAGGCATTTTCCGTTATAAAAACGTATTCTGATTCTTTAAATGATTCTAAATTCATAGAATTAGTGTAAGACATTGCTGATTTCAGGTAATCCTTAAAATTACTAATCCATTGGTCTAATCGGTACTCAACTTTATTTACTTTATGAATTCCCTCTGATGTTTTTAGTTTAGATTTACCCCACTTTTTTTGAACTGCTTTAGTACTCATACCTCTAAATTCTTTATAAAAATGTTTTCTCATTTTTGGGAACTTTTCCCAAATCTTTATACCTAATTCGTGTGATATTTTAATCCGATTAAATAACTTAATATCAGAACAAGATTCTAAAGTTTTATTAAGTAATCCTCCTAGCATAACATAATCAGCACCTAAAGCTAATGCTTTGATTATTTCATCATAATTTCTAAAACCACCATCGGCAACTATCTTTGTTGTGTATTCATTATTTTTCTTAATATTATAACACTCACTAATTAAAGACGCCATAGGAAAATGTACACCTGTATTTGCTGATGTTAAACATCCACTACCACCACCAATACCGACTCTAATATACCCAACACCAATTTTAGCAAATTTATTATAAGTTTTCGGGTTAGCAATATTACCGACCATAACCTTACTTAAATCGTTGTTCTTTGAAAATTCTACGCATAAATCATATAATGATTTCATGTGACCATTAGCGATGTCAATTAATAAAAAACCACTTGCTTTAACTCCGAGAGAAACTATTGTCTCAAAATCCTCTAATGATATAGATTGGAACACGTATTGGTTGTTGGAATTAACTCCTCTTGGAGCACATGTGAATAAATTTCCTTCATTAAATAAATTAATATTTGAAGAATCCACAACAGTATCCATTGGGGAAACCATTATGGGTAAAAATCCATATTCATTATAAACACTAATTTCACTTCGTGACCGAATAGATGATAAGGTTTCAGGAATTAAAGTGATATCTTTAAAATCAAATTTTTTGTTCATATAGTTTGTTTATAACCTAATAATAGTTAAAAACTTAAACAAGGTCAAAGTATATTTATTAATATGTTAAATGAAAAACAAATTGATAGAATCAATAAGTTGATTGGTGAAAAAACATATACCTATGACGGTCCGTTCATTAGTCCAGAAATAATATCAGATATTGATTTTAAATTTAAAGTATTGGGATATAGAACAATGATTAGAGTTGGGGAACCTTATCCATACATTAGGGTTAAAATAATAATTACAAATACGAAAGATAATATATCAACATTTCTTTTTAACAAATATGAAAAACTACCGAAAGATGAGTTAATTAAAAGATTTAATGACCTATATTATTTTAGACGAGGGATAGAATCAGAAATTTCAAGGGTCCTTGTATTTTTTGATAATGAGAATTCTAATAATATCGTAATTGATGATGTGGAAATAGAGTCAAAAGAAGTTGTTACCGAACAAAAAAAAACTCGTCTATCAACTAAAACGATTGTAAGAGATATTGTTAATATTTTGAAGTCTAACGAAGAAGGTGATTTTAGTTTACCTGAGGATGATTTTTATGAATTTACTAATTACCCATTTTCGTTTTCGGTTGATTTATATATTGAACACTCTGATGATATGGACGATTATATTGTTGATGGAGGGTACTATAGTGATAGCGATAATATAGAAATTACAATCACACACAATCCAAAAAACCTGAAAAAAAATTTTTATGGAATTATTGGGGAACTTAATGAGATTATCACCCATGAGCTTGAACATGGATTACAAAAAAATCGTGGGGATTTAGAAAATTATCAAAACTCAAGTAGAGTAACTAATTTAGAATATTACTTACAACCCCTTGAAATTGAAGCACAAGTAAAAGGTTTTAGAAGATTATCTAATTTAACAAAACAACCTTTTGAGAAATTAGTGAGAGATTGGTTTGATACCCACCAAGATTTACATGGATTAAACAAAGATGAAGAACAAGAAGTAATTGACTCGTTAATTAATTATAATAAAAAATGGAAAACAAAATAAACCGTAATAAAGAAATTTTTGAATACTTTTTCTATACAGAAATTGGGATATCACAAGACGAGATAAAAATTAAAATCACTATTGATTATTTTAAATCAATGGTGGATGCGATTCTTTTGGATATTACTTATGAATCCGAATGTGCCCCAGATATAGAGTCGATTATCGAAAAATTAAGTTTTCTTAATGAAAAACTAGTGTCATTTTTTTCAAAATATACTATGGACGAAAATTTGAAAATGATTTCACATAATGAAAAAACTGGAAGTATGTTTACACCTCGTATTGGATATACTATTGATGATGAGATGATTACGGTAAATATACGTCATGTAATTGATGTCAACCTTTAAATCTTTTGAGTATTTTTGTTATAATTTCTTTAATCATATTCCCTGTAACCGTCAGTAATCCAAATCCTGCCAACCTAATTGAAATTTCTTTAATATCTTGTTGGTTAAATTGACCACTTTGAGCCATCTGAAATAACATTGGGATTAGGGGTAATATAAAAGTATAACTCATTATATTGGTGACTTTATGTAAGGTTAAATTTAAACTAGAAATAAATTCAACAAATACAGATTTGAATTCCTTACTTTTATTTAATGCCACCGAAAATATAGATTTTAATCCTTTCTCTTCAATCAATGATAATATATTCTTTATGAATTTTTTATTATCAAGATAATAAATTGAAATAATACCAGTTAATATTAAACTTAAATCAGTTGACGATATGTCAGGGAACTCACCTTTTATAAAATCATTTAAAGGTCCGACAAATCCTCCAATACTGGCACCCCAAGTAATTAAAAATTCAAGATTCATTCCCATTTGTTTTGATGAATCTTGGATTATTGATTTTACAAACTCATAATTATTTTTAACAACATTGGTAAACTGGTTAAGTGATGACTCAACTAATAATTGTTTTTTTTGGTGTTCGTTTATTAAAACTGAGATTTTCATACATTAATAAATACTGCGAATATTTATATTTAAATTCTTTTTATGTCAAGACTAAAACAAGCGTTAAAACCAGGTGATAGAGTTAGATTAGTGTATATGGATGGAGAAACATCCATACCCCAAGGAACCGAAGGTACTGTAGTTAAAGCGTTTGAATTATTTGGTGATATGCAATACGGTGTAGAATGGGATAATGGTAGTAAATTAGATTTGATTTCATCAAGTGATGCTTGGGTCAAATTGGACCCAAATACAATTAAGGAGTCTGATAACGATGTCTTTTTAAAAAACATAGATACCTTTAGATATTTTAAAATGAAATTTTTTAAGGATTATTTGTTAAAACTGAGAGAATGTGGAGCAACAAATATGTTTGGAGCATCTCCATACCTTTACATGGGTAGAGAAAGAATGGAAACCGACTTTAATTACCACAATGTTGACAATGAAATTTGTGAAGAAGTTTTAGAATTAGCTGATAAATCTAAAGACGAACTAATAAAAGGGACCGTTAAATTTATGAACGAAAATGATTTAGAACTTGACATTGATAGAGTTTCAAGGTATACCAAGAAATTCGCGAATTCAATTCTTATTCTATATATACATCTGTTGTAAATTCGTATCCTGAATCAGTTTTAATTGGGATTAACGGTAAATCCAAAAATACTGGATTCTGTTCTCCGAAATAACCACCAATTATGTTATAATCATAGTATTCTTCGGCTTCAGAATAAACCATACCATCCCGTTCCATTAGGATATCCAATATCTTACTTTTTG